GTCTTGCCTAATATTTTATATTTTTCAACATGAGATTTTATAGTATTTATTGTAGCTCCTTTTGTAGGATAGTATTTTATTATAAGGTTACCGGGAATTTCGTTTACTGTATCTTTAACTTGATCAACATTATATTTTAATTCTTGATTTGCAATTCCAGTAACTACAGAATCATATCTTAATCCTACATAAGCTTCGTTTAATTCTAACGTGTAGTGTAACACATTTAATCCTGCTTTGATTGCTTGAACTCCTAAATTAACTAGCAAGAAAGATTTACCAATACCTGCTGGCGCTACAACAACTCCTAGTTCACCACCGCCTAAACCACCATCCATTAAATTATCTATTTCGTCCCAACCAGTTTTTACAACATTTCTAACTGCCATCGTATATCTTTGTTCAACCATATCTATGTATTCGTGACCTAGATTTCTATCACCACCTGCTGTCATTGCTGCATCCATCTTAGCTTTAATTGCATCGTAGTTACCACTTTTAAGTAAATCTACCGAAGATAATATAGCTGTTTTAATTTCTTGATTCTTACAGAAATCAATAGTTTTTTCTTGTATGTATTCTAAGTCTTGAGAATCTAAGTGTTTATAAGCATCTTTTAAGTTAGCTATCACTGTTGTTTTTAATACATCGTCATCTATTCCTAATATTTCTGATTTTAAAACTTCGGCAGATGGTTGAACCTTATACTTAAAAAACGATTTTTTAATTATATCTACAAGTATTTTGTTTGCTTCGTTTTCAAAATATTCTGGATCAAGTATATCGACTATCTGCTGCAAGAAATCTTTGTTTTTCAACAGAGAAGTTATAATCTTTATTTGAAACGTATATCCGAATTCGCTTAATCTATCTGTCATCTTCTTCTCTTTTCATCGCCATAGCATTAAGATGTGCAAATACTTGTTTTAGCCACAATTCAGGATTTTTAATAGACGCGTTTGTTGAATCTTCTAACATCATTTTTAAAAACTTAAACTTAACTAACAATGGAATTTTATCTCTAGCTATTTCCATTACTTCGCCTTTTGCAATACCATGTATATCTACCTCGTCCAATTGCATTAAATCATAATTTAGTTCAAGAATATCTCTAGATTCAGATAATCTTTGATTTATTTTTGATTTATTATTTTTAGTTGTATATTCTATTATGTCGTCTACTGTTATTTTATTGTCTCCAAATAAAATAGGTAAACTCTTCATAAGTGTTTTTACACCAGTACCTCTTACACCAGGAATATTGTCAGAAGAATCTCCTTTCATTAATCTATATGTTAAGAAATTATGGTTTGGTACTCCGAAGTCTTCTAATATATCGTCTTTGAAATATAATTTCTTTTTAGTAGGCGACCATACTTGAACTCTGTCTGTGGTTAATTGCAAGAAATCTTTGTCAGAAGACATAATTACGCATTTACTTTCAGGATATATTTGCTGTGTTAAATAGGCAATTGCATCATCTGCCTCAATGTTTTCAGGCGCCATAACTGTAACAGGTAATACAGCTAAATATTCTGTAAGCCTGTGTAGTTGATAATGCATTGCTGCCTTTTCTTCGTTCCTAGTCATAATAGAATTAAATCTAGTTATTTGCTTTTTAACTCTTCTATTAGCTTTGTATTCTGGAAATATCTTTCTTCGCTTAGCACTACCTCCTTTACCATCGAAACAAATTATAACTCTTGTAGGTTTAAGCATCTTGATTGCATATCCTATTGACAACAAAAATCCACCAATTCCTCCTATATGAACTCCATGATCATTCATTGTAGGATTAACGGTGTATGCTCTAATAAATGTATTTAGACCATCTATCAATAGTATTTTATCGTTTGGATTTCTTTCGGCATAATCTTCTTTTTTAAGATTAGCGAGGATGCTTAGGTATTTTTTATTCATATATAAATATAACAAATTTTAACGACATAGGGAAATATTTTAAGGGGTTTGTTTAATAAAAAAAAGGGACTTACAGCATTAAGCTACCGATTCTCACAAGCCAGTTTCCGCTGGAACTTACAGCATTAAGCTACCGATTCTCACATGCCCTTCTTTCATGTTTTATGTAGCCCGACGGAGAATCGAACTCCGGTTACATGGATGAAAACCATGCGTCCTAACCACTAGACGACCGGGCCTGCTTTGCTTGAGTGGAGGGGTTCGAACCCTCAGTGCTTTGATTACCATTTCGTGGGGCTAGCACTTACAAGCCCAATGATGTCAATCCTTGTAATCTTTAAGGACTGGGCGATCCGCTAGGATCCACCTACCACCGAATTCCTCGTTAACTTAAAGGAACTGTGTCTACCATATCCGTCGGCTTCTTTTGGAAACCAACATCATTCCACCACACTCAAGTTGATTACTTATCCATTTGGTACGTCGTCAATTCCAACTTCGATATCATCGATACCGATATTGTCGGTCTTATAAGACATAACTAATGTATCTGTAATTGTGTTATAAATTTCTTCTTTATAACTCGGGTTTGCTAACACTTTACTTTCAAAATCTTTGGATAGGAATTTAATAACCTCCCCAGAAACATTAGAAGTCCATGTATACCAAGACCCTCCTTGCACTATCAAATTATAATCCTTGAGAACTTGCAACCAAGAACCATAATCGTCAACGCCGGATTCGAATAGAATATGAAACTCTGCTTCTCTCAAAGGAGGTCCCATTCTATTTTTTACTACTTTTGCTTTTGTTTTAATACCAATCACTTGTTCGATACCATTTATTTTAGCTTTGATTTGACCTGCTGCTTTAAGTCTAAGTCTACATGACGCGTGGAATTGTATTGCTTTTCCTCCCGACGTAGTATATTTGTCGCCAAACATAACACCTAGTTTTTCTCTTAGTTGATTTGTAAAGATTAAACATACTCTTTCTCTACCAATTAACTGAGTTATTTTTCTCATTGCTTTAGATAAAATAATTGCCTTTGAAGTTGCCCAACCATCTTTTTCGTAATCAGCTGCTTGTTCAACTTTCGTTGTTGCTGCTGCTACCGAATCAACTACGATGCTGACCAATTTGTCTTTGGACGATTCTTTAATCTTATATATAATATTTTCTATAACATCGAATATATCTTCAACTGTTTCCAATTGTATATATAACATTTTCGATACATCAATTCCGATTGCCTTTAGGAAATCTTCATTCATTGCATTTTCTGTATCAATATAAACTGCTAAACCACCCTTCTTCTGAGTATCTGCTAGGATATGGGCAGCTAGCAGCGATTTGCCACTAGCCTCCATTCCTGTGATTTCCGTAATACGCCCAACAGGTATACCCCCATTTGGCCTATTAGATATTGCTAAGTCAAGCAAAGAAGAACCAGTAGATAACCACTCAGTTAAATCAGTTGGACAATCACTTTCGCCATCTAAGAAGTACGCTATCTTGCCTTCCTTCTTAAATTTCTTGTTTAAAGATTGTGCCAACACATTGATTAAATCGTCGTGTTTTACTTCTGGTTCAGTAGATATTTCTACTTCTTCTTTTTTTCTTGCCATTGCTAGTCTCTATTACGAATTAAATAAATTATCGAATGCTGTTTCAACGTTATCGGTTTTAGCAACTGTTTCAGTTACCTTAGCTGTCGATGTTACTGCAGCCGCCTCTTCTTGTGATTCACCACCATTCAACCATTCTTCTAGATTACCTTTTAACTCATCATAAGAAACTTTCTTAAAGATATCGTAAATGTTTTTCTGTTGGTTCATGATCATGTCAGCTACGTTTTTATCTTCCGTTGCCGCTACTTGACTAGGTTTAACTCTGATTCCAGTTTTAGGGAAGTTACCATTTTCAGCAGGAGTATATTCCACCGAAATGTCTCTACCACCTGATAGATCTGTAATATCACCGTAATCTGGATCTGCGATAAATCCTAATAGTTCAGTATAAACTTGTTTACCAAAGCCCCAAAATTTTACACCTTCAGATTCTTGACCTCTAACGATAACTGGTACATAAGTTCTCATTTTAGGAGTTAAGTTCTTTGCTAATTTGTAATCTTCTGATTTTCCAGTATTTCTTAATTGCTGTGCAAATTCATCAACTGGATCTGGCTCGCCGTATGTTACTGGAGACAAGAAATTTCTCTTACCTAAATCATAATGAAAATACATTTCTAAAAACGGATTCTCTTTATTATGTTGGTAGGGTACTATTCTAATTTGGTTTTTTCCTGGTTCTGGTTTCCAAAGGTTGTTTTGTCTTCCAGTTGTACTTTGTAAGTTGTTTAACTTACGTCTTATTGCTTCTAAATCTAATGCCATCTTTTACTCTTTTTAATTATTATTATTTATTATTTTTTATTTCTTGCACATCTTTTCTAAGATCTTGTGCTTGACCTTTCATTTCCTGCATTGCTTTTCTAATTCTTGTACCTGCACTTGCATTACCTTTATTGAATTTATCAATATCAGTTTGTAAATCGGTAAGAATAGTTTGCATGTTTTCTGTTGAAATCATATTGTTCTCTTTTCTTTTGGTTAATACTCTAGTTAATTTTTATTATATCTAATATACGCAAAATTATTGAATCTAGGAAACTTTTGCATATATATTTTTATATCCTTCTATAGCCAATTCTTTACCTTTAGCTTCGACAACAACATCTATGTCTAAACCGTAATCTTGTATTTCGTCTACTATTAGATCTGAATGTGCTTGAACTTTTATTTTAGATGATTCCTTGTATAGCTTTTCCATAGTAGGAAAGTCACCTATATTATTTAATGATATATTACTTTTGGTAAGAAATTCCTCAACAATTAGCGATTGCTCTCGTCTACGTGATTCAGAATAATGTGTACATTGCTTTATATTGCCCCATGTTTTTGCAGCAAGCTTAAGTCCTTGTTCTTCTGTCATATCGCCAGTACAAAATTGATGATGGTGATAATCAAACACAATAGGTATACCAACTACTTTGTATACACCTTCATATAAATCTTTTACAGAATACATAGATGCCTTATCGTCATTCTCAACAGTAAGTCTTGCTTGAACGCCTTCCGATGTTTTTAAATAGTTTTTACAAAACCTAATGAGCGCTGCTTCCTTGTTACCGTAAGCACCACCAACATGTATATTAATCTTAGCCATACGATTGCGTGGTAAACCCATAAGATCCATAATTTGAGCAGACTTGTCTAATTCATTTATAGCCGCATCGATAACCTTTTGATGAGGAGAAGCTAGTACACAAAATTGACCTGGGTGGAACGACAACCTTTGACCGTAAGCTTGAGCAAGATGACCTGCATGCTTAAGCGTTGTACGCAATTCTTCGTAGCCAGGTAAATCGGTAAATTCGTATTCAGACATCCAAGGAAATATACTACTAGACATTCTGTATACTTTTATATTATTATCTTCGTTCCACTGTATAATCTTGACAAGATCTTTAGCGTTTGCTATACATATTTCAGACACATAAGGTAAACCTTTAGCGTCAAATGTCCGCCTAATCATTGTGCGACCTGTATATATTCCTTGCTGACGTAAATCATTGTTAATGCAAGCGTAGCCTAATTGTTTTGCCATAGTTTTATTGTTTATTTATAGTTAAATATACTAAATTTAATTGATATATGAAACCTATTTTGTATTTATTTTAATAAAGTTATTAACATTATTTCCAGAACAATTGTATGCTAATAATACAAACTGATAAAGTTAACGATGTTGCAGTCTTCCAAGTAATACCTTCGCCTAGAAAATAATAACTTAGTATTGCAAATGATGATATACCTAGTGCAAAGCCTAGAAATCTACCCGGCCATAAAAGTCCTTCGAAATGTTCGACTGCATATTTTGTACCTAGTATAAATGTGTATGAAATTATTGTGCCACCTACTACAGAAAGTATTAGGATATTGTTGGCGAACCATTCCCATTTGAATTGTCCATTGGTTTGAAACCAAATTAGTGTTTGCCCTATAAGAAAGAGCACAACAGCGAGTGTTAAGTTATTCATTTGTCAATTATCAGTTTAAGTTATTTTTTATTTATATATAAATATACGAAAAATAAGTGACACTAGGAAATTATTTAGTGTTTATTATCTTTTTAATTTTGGTCTGTATTTTTCTTAAACCTTTATCGTTTGTAAGTAGTATACAGTTTCTGTATGCTGTCCAATCTAACATGTAGTTTCTATCTAATTTGCCATCATTGTTGGCCATAATAGCAGAGTTTAAAGCGTTGATTGTGTATAACGTATTTGTTTGTTTCTTTCTATGCAGAGATATTGTAGCTTTGATTTCAGCATACGAATTACCCGGATCTATGTTGTATGTACACATAAGTTCGTTTTCGTCATTTGTATCATAAAGGATAAAGATTTTGCTATATATTATATCGTATGCTTTTACGACAGTGTCAACAGTGTCATCTAAATGCGTTGTATCGGTGAATGTGCAGAGTAATTGTGTTCGCATTGTTATTCCCCAAACAAAGGATAGCTTGCCAAATCAACTGGTTCAACACTTGAAAAACTAACCCTGCCTGCTATCTTTTTTTGTTCTCCTTCTTTTACGCTAAACGACATAATAGCTTTACCTGTAGGTCCCATTATTTTTAGCGATACACCTACTAGTTTTAATTTTATTTTTGAAACATCTAACTCCGGGTGCTTATCTATTATTATGCTTCTGGTTTTTGTTGTAATCGCCATTAGCATTTTTGTTTCTTTGTCTTTGAATCCTAATATTCTTAGTAGATTTTCTCCGAAAGACGGAGAGGTTACAAAATTCTTTAATACGTGATATGTTATTTCTGCTAATCTTGGATTGATAGGTTTTCTAGCCGCTCCTCTTAACGCTCTCCACTTGTCGACCTCTGTTTTATTACCTTCTTTCTTAAATTTGCTCATCATCTTATCAGCTTCTTTAGCTTTTACTATTAAATCTTGTAATTGCTTATCTCTAGCTATCGCGTCTTGTACTGATTTTCCTGCTGCTGGTCCCGCTAATTGTTCGGCTAAGCTTTTTGGCGAAGAGTTCGACAGCGTTACGCTAGCACCACTATAAAGTTTTAATGAATACGCATCCAATCTTTCTTTACCTTCCTTCATTACGGCTATTTGTATGTCTGCTTTGAACTCGGATCCCTTTTGAAATGCTAAATTATCTAAGTATGCTCCGATTATAACGGCATCTTCATTTATGACTGTTCCCACCAAATATCTAGCCATATCTTTACTGCCTTGCACTATTATCTTTTTCTCTGCTTTGTATTTATCTCCAGTAACTGCCTTTAAATCTTTATCGAACTTACTACATATTCCGTCTATAGGTGATTTATAGGATTTGTATTCAGAAGATATAGCAACGCCTTTTTTGCCATCATTATTATAAAGATCTTGACACGTTAAAGCTTCGTTGTAATTACCTTTGATGTGAGAAAGAGCGCCTCCTTCTTTTAGTAATTTTCGCAAACTCATATATTCAACGTTTTGCTCCGTCTTAAGAGCCGGTATTGATATTACCATTTCTTCACCTGGCATAGCGTCTTTTAGCTTTGAAGAAAACAATGATTTAATTTTACCTTTAATCGTTGTCCAAACTCTTTTTGCTACTTTAAGTATATTTTTAAGAAATTTAGCTTCTGCTAAAGTTTCGGGAGGAGTAATTCCTTGTTCAACAAGCACTTCAGCAAGCGATTGTAACTCGTCTTCTGAATACGGTTGTTCAGCATATCCTTTTGGTAGCTTAAAGAACCACTCTCTAATTATCTTGTCCATGTCCATTGCTTATAAATATCTATTTATATGTTGAAATTTTGCATGTCGTGGTAATTTTTGCCTATGTGTAATGTTGTTGGTATTTTCATAATATCCTTTATCTCTTTCATTATTTCTTTTCCATCGCTAGGACTTATATCGAATAAGAATGCATCGTAAATATACAATACCATTTTACTTTCTTTACCTTCTAACATCTTAAATATATCTTTTAGTATGATATAGTTTGACTCTGTTTCGTAAGCTTGAATCATATAGTTGAATAGCTTTTGAGAGTTTAAGTTGTCGAAGTTCTTTTTGTAAAACCTTTTCTTTAAAATTGGAGTTTCAATATAACCTTTTCTATTATAAGTATTCCATAGATCAGAAATATAATCGTCGACCAGCTTAAAATATTCTATCTCCATAAACTCATCAGGTACACCCCCATACAATATTCTAAATGTAATTAGTTTAGATTCTTTATATTGCTCATCGGTTAGATTGTCTGAATCAAAATATAATTTACCTAAATGTTTATGAAAGCTTTCGGAAGGCGTTGGATAGTCTATTAAGTTTGCTATTAATCTAAGATGATATGCATCGTAATCAAACTCAGCCAATACTCCACCAGCAAATCTACTTGTATATTTCTTTCTTGTTCCGTCTTCTTTATTTA